AAACAGGCTCCTTACAAGCCGCATTTTTGGGATCTTGTGGAAAAGCGCCGCAAGCGTGGTTTCCATTACCAACACCCTAGTTGGGCAAACTACCTAGGCTAAATATTAGTCTATGCGATTTTTTGAAATAAACGAACCTAGCACCCAGCCTGCACTGCAGGTTGGGACTCCCCCTCCAGCGGCAACTAAACAGCCGCATCCTGTTGATCAACAACCAGCACCTAAGCCTGCGGTTAAAAAGGCAGCTAAAGGAACAGGTCCGTTCGTATTTGACGGTGTTACCTATGCTAATCGTAAAGATCAAGACGCAGAAGTAGCTGCAATTAAAGCCGCATTGATCGACGAATTTCCTTCAGTAAATGTGCGTAATGATCTAGAAGATATTAACGCTGGAAAGAAGATTCCTAGCATCAGAATTTTAAATGCTTTGCCTAGAGACAAAGTATTAGCCACGTTAAAAGACGCAGGCTATCAGCTAACTAATACCAAAAACGATGTTCAAATTGTATCTGGAACATACCAAAGTTTTATCTATACCTTTACTAAAAATAACATCGTGTTTACTGTTGTTATTGCAGGTAAAGGTGCCGGCGAAGGCGCAGAAGGCAAATGTCAAGTTGGCATTCAAATGTTACGTCCCGAGAAGTTTGGACTCAAAGGTGTTGATTTAACTAAAGCTCAGTTGTCGGCCAAAGTTAAGGCAGCGATTCCACAAGTTGCCAAATCGGACCCTGTTCTACAACAAGCTCTAAGTCAGCTAATTGATGTAGCTATGGGAGATCGTTCATCAGTAGATGCTCCATTAATGGATCACATCAGCGGATGCTTAAATTTAATCAGCCAAGACTTTGGTGAAGTGCTAACTCCAATTGTTCTTGCGGACGGTGAAAGCGATATTATTTCTTTTTCAGCAACATCAAACAAACCATTGATTGACGTTGATGTCAAAGGTGTTCCTGTAGCTGTTAAGAGTCTAGGCGGTAGTGGCAATAGCTTCTCTGCTATTCGTGATATGATTAAAGATTATGAAGAATCCAAGCTAACCGATGATCCGGAATGGAAAGCCAACAAAACATTCAAAATACTACAGGACTTTGTTAGCAAAGATGGAAAAACTAACGACAAGTTAATACGTGCAGCTCAGCTGGCCGCTGTTCCTGAAGCTCTTGAGTTAAACAAGATTCTAGGAACCAGTCCGCAGGACTATGCTCAAATGGAAGCGGCTGTTAACAATCTTGTAAAGCAGCTCGAAGCAACTCCCGAAGGACAAAAGAATTTATACGCTGCATACCTGAAAGCTATTTGGCCTGCGTCAGTGGCCGCTAATAGAACTAGAGGAAAGAAGGCTACATTGGTTCCAGTTGGTCTCCCCGGAGACTATCGTTCTTATCTTAAAGACGAAGACACCGCAGAAGAACCAAAGCAAAGTAGTAAGTCAGCAGGCAAGAAGAAGTTTGATGCTAACTTTGTTCGTGCTGCCAGTCGCCAATTGACCTATATGTTGGGTATGGGCTTCCGTAATCAAGTTGTTGAAGGTGACGACAAAGACGAAATGGAACAGACCATTACTGACGTAATGACTCGTAAAGATGCCATTGCCGCCAAAATTACCATCAATAACGATGGTTCAATTAAAGTTATCAAAACAGCATTTAAAGATCTCAAATTTGGATATCAGTATCACGCCGGAACGGATACTGTAGACCAAAACGCACCCGGATTCCACATTCAATTCACTTGACATCTAGCAGTTATTATTGTATAATTACAGTATGACTACACTTATTCAAGGCGACTGTATTGAAGTCGCTGATCAAATCAAAGATGCTTCTGTTGATTTTCTATTAACAGATCCTCCCTACAACATTTCCGGTGACGGTGCCAAACCTGTTTGGATTGACAAAGAAACTGGAGAGAACAAGAACACTATCCATAGTCAACGGTTCAGCGAGAACTTTGATGAAGATTGGGATGCTGTCACACACGAACAGTTCTTGTTTCAACTGACACAGTGGAGCCAGATGTGGTACAAGAAAGTACGCAAAGGCGGAACGTTTGCTGTGTTTATCAGTGATCAGTATGTCAGCTATCTATGGAAGATTATGGCCGATGTAGGCTTTGAGCCTAAACGAGTTTGGACTTGGAAGAAGCCTGCGGCAGTTCCTTTCAATCGTCACGTTAATCCTGTCAGTGGCTGTGAATACATCCTTTGGGGTATCAAGCCCGGAGGTAAGCGTACATTTAACAGCGATACGGACCTAAACAGTATCGTTGATCGTTACGCAGTGGCAGACAAGGTGTCTAGTATTGTCTATCGAGAAATCAAAGATGGACTAGGTAATCGTAGTTTGGATGCTATCTTTGCAGATGCCAAAAAAGAAGCCGAAGCAATGATTCTTAGCCGTAAACAAAGTAGTGGCAAAGTGCAGGCTATTATTCCAAATACCATTACCTATAGTGGAGGATTGGGCAAAGACAAGATCCATCCTACACAAAAGCCTACAGAAATTTTGGAATACTTTATTGAGCTTTGTACTAATCCAAACGATCTTGTACTAGATACCTTTGCGGGTTCGGGCAGTACAGGTATCGCGGCAAAGAACACAGGACGAAACTGTATTCTTATAGAGCGGGATGCCAAAATGTTCAGTAAAATGAGTGAACGGTTCAATCCTCCGTCTACTTTGAATTCAGCCCTGTTTATAGAATCTGATTGACATAGTTCTTTAGTTGTGCTATAATTAAATCACGCACACACTGGTGCGGTTAATAGCAAAACTGGAGAACCAAAATGCTACATTTACAAGTACTATCAGTGGCTTCTTATGCCACGAACAAAAACTCTCGCTTCTCAATGTCTGCGAGTCAAATTCGAACTATCAAACAACGATGGGACGAAACATATAATTCACTTCCTAAGATACAGCAACAAACTGTAGACAATGCATTGTCCGCGGCAATTGCAGAGTTTCGTCGCCGTAATCCTAACATCAAAGGAACGAAGGATCTCAAAAAACAATTAGCAAAAGCCTGGACTGCCAATATGAACAATGTCTGCATTGATGATACAATGCAACGACAATTGAATATTGCTTGGGTCATTACCTTGTTGAATATGTTTGTGGCTACAAAAGTTATTCCAATTCACGTGTACCAACCAGATCCCAACGATGAACTTTATCTAGCGTGGGACGGACAGCATACTTTAGTATTACTGTGGCTTATTTGCACTCAGGTGTTTGGCGAAGATTCTGCAACTTTTGACATTCCTGTTAATGTATACGCCAGCCACCAAAAATCAGAAATGCGCGGTTGCTTCATTGATCTAAACAGTGAGGAGGGCAAGAAAATGCTTGATCTGTTTGACAAGATTGAGCAAATGATCTACGGTGTGCGAGTTGACGGCAGCACAAATCCTAGTTGGGTAGTAACTGAACAAAAACAACAGATTGTAGAAAATCACGGACTGTTTCTTACTAGTAAGAAGTTTGGTGACGACCATATGCCAGGCGCTATCAGTCGTATGCAAGAAATTAACAAGATGCCGCCCGAATCGCTAGAATGGCTTTGTGATTATCTTGTTGCGGTTGGGGCGCAACATCGAGCTGTCGAGGAAAAGGAAATGGTCATGATGAGCAATTTCTTCGAACGATGCCGATTGGCTAAGATTAAGCTGACACAAAAGCAAGTCTACGATGTTGCGGATATTACAAAAACACACTGGGGTGCTGACTTTACTCCGTCTGGTCGTTTTTGGGCTCGTGTGAGTATTGCCTATAAAAACTGGCACACCGCTCATATTGGCTACGGTAAAACTCATTGCAACAAAGAACCAATTCACGGATTTCCGTTTCTTGCCGAACAGGTTAAGAAAGATCTCAAAGGCTTTTCTAAACTAAACAGCAATACCAACAGTGAGTTTATTCCTGATGCTTCAGACCTGTACTGAGATGCGAGAGTTTAAATACGATCGTCCTAAAAGCCTTGCCCAAATTCGTAAAGAGTTGAGTAAGGGCTGCGTGATCTGTGACAAGCCCTTGACCAATATGCAAGGACCCGGATCTAGCAGACTGTGTCGCGAACATCAATTGGAAGAGATCAGTTGGGGTGGATATGGTAAATTGAGCAAACCTCATACCTTCCACCGCAATGACACTTGTCAATGTTGCGGCCAAAATATCAACGACGATCCTCGTTGGGAATTAGCTCAATCATTTTTTGGTATTTCGTTATCCGAAATACAAAAGAACGAGATCAAAAGGCGATATAATCACGGTGATCATAACTTCCGTAAAGCAGACGGAGGTGATGACTCAAAAGAAAATACCAATGCATTTTGTTCATTTTGCCATTGGGTTAAAACCGTTATCCATAATGACGGGCGAAGAACTTCGGTTGACATTTCAACCGATTGATGCTATAATAAACACATAGTAAACGATTAGGAGCCTTTGTGCGTACACAACCAGAAGTTATTATTCAGCGTCTTGAAGCAGACAACAGTCGTTTGGCAAAAGAAGCCATCCTTGCTGAGGCAATGCAAGAAGGCCTAGACGAGTTCTTTCACGGACTTCGACTGGGACATGATAAACTTGTGAGCTTTGGTGTTAAACAAGTTCCCATTAAAGAACTAGATGACGGACAAGGACTGGCCTGGACTCCCTTCCTTGAGCTGGCTGATGCACTCTATCGCAGGCAGATCACAGGTCACGATGCCCGTGATGCTATCAATCTTGCTATGGGTGTGGCCACCAAAGCACAATGGAACGATTGGTAGCATCACGG